CAGCTGGAGTTTTAGGACGTCATGCCGCAACTGGTACTGTTCCGATTGTCGGAGTGTTTAACGGAGTTTCATACACCGATCCCACTACAGGCGAACAAATCTTTAAAAACTATTATCCTGGCAGTATTTCTGCTTCGGATATCATTGCAAGCGTGATTGACGATCCTAATGTTGTCTTTGAAGTACAAGCAGACGCAACCTTCCCGGTAGCTGATTTGTTTGGAAACTTTGACATCGTTGAGGGATCACCCGTTGGCGATACTAAATCTGGAAGATCCAATGCAGAGCTCGATGTAACTACTGGTNCTACGACCGCGACGTTACCGCTCAAATGTATTGACATCTCTCAGGATCCCGATAACGACGACGTAGCGTCAAGCAACACCAATGTTCTATGTGTGATTCAAAACCACATCATGGGGCAGAAAGGTGCTGGTTTAGCATAAGGAGATAAATAATGGCTATTTCAAGAGCACAACTAGCGAAAGAGCTTGAACCTGGGCTAAATGCACTTTTTGGAATGTCCTACGACTCTTATGACAGAGAATATGAAGATATTTTCGTCACAGAAGATTCAAGTAGAGCATTTGAAGAAGAGGTGTTGATAACAGGATTCGGTTCTGCACCCGTTAAATCAGAAGGTCAAGGTGTTGTATTTGACAACGCTTCTGAAAGTTACAGCGCAAGATATACGCATGATACGATTGCACTTGCATTTGCACTTACAGAAGAAGCTGTCGAAGACAACCTTTATGACTCTTTGGGGAAACGATATGTTAAAGCATTGGCCAAATCTATGGCTAATACTAAAGAAACCAAAGGAGCCGACGTGTTGAACAACGCTNTCTCATCCAGTTTTACTGGAGGCGATGGCGTATCACTCATTAACACTGCTCACCCACTTTCCGGTGGAGGAACAGCTGCTAATAGAGCGACAACTATGGCGGATCTCAATGAGGCTTCCTTAGAAGATGCTTTAATTGACATTTCAACCTTTACAGACGACAGAGGATTAACTGTTTCTGTTCAAGCGGAAAAAATGATTATTCCGCCGCAACTCGTTTTTGTTGCAGACAGAATCTTAAACTCTGCGAATAGATCTGGAACAGCTGATAATGACATCAACGCGATTAGAAACACTGGAGTATTACCAGGTGGCTACGCGGTCAATCATTATCTTTCTGATCCGGATGCTTTCTTCCTCCTTACTTCTGTCAATGGAGCGGGCGAAGGTCTAAAAATGTTCCAAAGATCTCCAATGGAGACTTCTATGGAACCAGACTTTTCAACTGGCAACATTAGATATAAGGCTAGAGAAAGATATTCCTTCGGTTTCTCTGATTGGAGAGGAATCTATGGATCTCAAGGTGCATAATTTGAAGTCGTAATACACTTTATTACTCAGTATTACAAAAGAGGGCCCTCACGGGCCCTTTTTGGTATAAGCTCTGTTGCACAAAAGACCGCCTAGTAGTATCATCAAAGTGTAGAATAAATGTTGCGGGCATGGTGCTCGCAATGGTCTATTTATAAGGAGGGACTATTTATGACTACACATTTCACTTCGGGTGTTACCAATGTTGGGACTGATACAACACTAGGTAAAATAAAATGCCCGCACCACACAAGTATCATTCATACTTCAATGATTTCGATACTTATCTCGCGTCCGATTGGACAATCACAACAACTGAGGACGGAACTGGGTCTGCTACAGAGGCACTAGCCGATGGCGATGGTGGTTTACTACTCGTTACCAATGCAGCTGGCGACAATGACCATGACTTTTTCCAACTGGTTAAAGAAGGTTTTAAATACGAAACTGGCAAACAGTTGGCTTTCAATATGAGGTTTAAAACCAGTGATGCTACGCAATCAGACATCGTAGCTGGTTTACAACTGACTGACACGACGCCTTTGGATGTTACAGATGGTATTTTCTTTTTGAAGTCTGATGGCGGAACAACTGTTACTTTCATCGTTGAAAAAGACAGCACGCAATCTACTTTGGATTTGCCAAACGCTTTGGCCGACGATACTTTTATGACTATAGGTTTTGTTTATAGTCCTAAAGATCAGAAGTTTCATGTCTTCCAAAACAATGTTTTGGCGGGCACTGTAGTAAGCACTAATGCTCCAGATAATGAAGAGATGACTCTTTCATTTGGCATACAAAATGGTGCTGCTGCTGCGAAGACTTTGACAGTCGATTATGTTGGAGCCATGAAAGAGCGTACAGCAGTTACAGAGCTGTAAGGAGTAGATTATGGCTGATGCAGTAACTTCACAAACTATCCAAGATGGTGAGAAGACTGCCATACTGAAATTCACCAATGTCTCTGATGGCACTGGTGAATCAGCTGTTAAAAAAGTAGATGTTTCTGCTCTGGCAACAAATAGTGCCGGGCAAACATGCACCTCTGTTTCAGTAGCAAGAATCTATTGGGTTACATTTGGTATGAGTGTCAAATTAGAGTTTGATGCAACATCCAATGTCCTTTTAGTACACTTGCCAGCTGACAGCACCGGGGATGAATACTATGATTTATTTACTGGTATTCCGAACAATGCTGGAAGCGGAGTAACTGGAGACATTGATTTAACAACTGCTGGGCACAGTAGCGGCGATGCTTACACGATCATTTTGGTTCTGAATAAGAACTATTAATGGCGACTACGAAGGATGTAAAAAGATCACCCAGCGGTAGGATTTCCTACCGCGGGGAAACTTTTTCTGGTTTCAACAAACAAAAAAGAACTCCGGGCAAGAACAAAAAATTTGCTGTCTTGGCTAAAAAAGGCGACCAAATAAAAATTGTTCGATACGGGGATCCAAAAATGACAATTAAAAAAAGCCAACCCGCTCGTAAAAAAAGTTTTAGGGCCAGGCATAATTGTGATTCGGTCCAAAAGAAAAAGGATGTTTTTACAGCTGGATATTGGTCTTGTAAAAATTGGTGATAAAAGATGGCAATTCCAAAAAACGTAGCAAATCCAAGTCTATATAAAAAAGCAAAATCAAAAGCGAAAGCTAAGTTTGACGTTTATCCGTCTGCTTATGCCAATGCTTATATGGTTAAAGAATACAAAAAAATGGGCGGCAAATATAAAGGTGCCAAAAAAGCAACTGGAGGAGAGATGAGTTTAAAAGCAGTGCCATCTAAAAATAAAGGATTGTCAAAACTACCGAAGAAAGTCCGTAATAAAATGGGTTACATGAAAAATGGTGGCTCTGTAATGATGGTCCAAGGCAGAGGTTGTGGCGCAATGATGGAATCAAAGCGCAAAAAAACCAGAGTGCCTAGAGTGTAATGAGCTTAACCAAGTGGTTCAAAGAAGATTGGGTCGATATTGGATCCCCAAAGAAAGGCGGCGGATTCAAAAAGTGCGGCAGACCTAAAGCAAAAAAATCTAAAAGAAAATATCCAAAATGTGTGCCAGCTGCAAAAGCGGCCAGCATGACAAAATCACAGAGAAAATCTGCGGTCAAAAGAAAAAGAGCCAAAAAACAAGGGGTTGGTGGAAAGCCAACCAATGTCAAAACTTTTGCGGCCAGAGGTGGTATGATAAGATCAAAACCTAACATGGGATTATTCGGTAGGAGCTGAAATGAAAAAAAGTAAATATATGTCTAAAGGTGGCAAAATGAAAGGCACCAAATACATGGCTAAAGGTGGCAAAATGAAAGGCACCAAATATATGTCTAAGGGTGGACCTGTCAAGAAGAGAGGTGTAGCAAGAGGCATGGGTGCAGCGACTAGAGGCGGCGACTATAACATTTAGACTAACTAATATAATTAAATATTGTGGCGTATTTAATATCAAACATTCCTCAGTTTAAATGCTGGGTAAGAAGAGAATTTACATCAAATCACCAAAACTATCATGGTGAGTATCTGCATGCCTTGGCATTTGCAGTAAACACAATCCCGGACAGATCCTTGTCTTTCCAAGTGGTTTTCACAGGCTGTGAAACCGATTTAGACGATTCGACAGATCAAAACGTGCATGGCGGGGCTATGTGGGCTAGGATGCCAATACAAGCGCTTGTTGCCGATATTCCTTTAGAAGAATGGCCAGAGCCTATGGAAGATCATTTAGCGCAGCCTTGGGACTGTTTGAGTCACCATCACAGCGTGGTTTCTTTAGATCGTGTGAGCTCAAGCCCTTGGTATTGTAAAATAAGCGGTGAATTTTACTTGGGTAAATACATGTTTACAGTAGATTATACCGAACATTCAATCGCGGATGATCCAGCTCAACACAAACAATCTCATGTGCTATACTTGACTGATGCTGGTCCCTGGACTGGTAATTTTGTTGCGCTGCCTAATAATAGAGTTAGGGCCACGAATCCAGCTTTATGGAGGACTGGTGAAGGCGCACCAGATTTTTCGCCTTCGCAATGGGTCCACTCGGCGGAGCAGCATGAGAGCTATACAGATCCGATAATTACATTTGACAATCTATACGCTCCAGAAGAAGATAAGGAAAAAGAATAATTATGGCAACTTCGGGAAGCAAAAATTTTGAACTAGATGTAGCAGATTACGTCGAAGAGGCATTTGAGCGCTGCGGAATCGAGCTCAGAACTGGTTACGATTTAAAAACGGCAACTAGAAGCTTAAATTTAATGTTAGCAGAATGGTCAAATCGCGGCCTAAACCAATGGTCTATTAAAGAGAAAACTGTGACCATGGTTAAAGATACAACCACATACGATGTTGACAGCACCAATGGAACAGCTGCAATCGATGTCTTGGATGTCTTTATAAGAGAAACCATTGGATCTGAGGCAACAGATCTCTCAATGTCTAGGTTAAGNAGAGCGGAGTATTCTCACATAACCACNAAATCAACAACCGGGAAGCCAAATCANTTTTTTGTAAANAAACAGCTAACGCCAACTATTTCTGTGTGGCCCGCTCCAGATAAAAACAGCACCTATACTATTTACATGAACGTGCTTACTAGAATGGATGATGCGGATGCTGGGGCCAATACACTTGATATGCCGTTTCGTTTTTATCCTTGTTTAGCAGCTGGCCTAGCTTATTACATATCATTGAAAAAAGCTCCAGACAGAACACAAATGTTGAAAGCCTTGTATGAAGACGAATTTGCCAGAGCCTTGGCACAAGACGAAGATCGATCTTCTTTTAATATTTCACCTAACTTGAGAAGTTATAACAGCGCGTAATGGCTTTTGCATCTGGAAAATACTCTTACGGAATTTGTGACATAACTGGTTTTCGTTACAAGCTCCAAGACATGAAAAAAACTTGGGATGGTTTGCTTGTAGGACCAGATCAATGGAGCCCAAAACATCCACAGCTTATGCCAAAAAGTTCACCAAATGATCCACAGGCTATTAGAAATGCACGACCGGACGTCGATGAAGACAACACAAAATTTTTGGTTTATACAAATGTGGGCGACGGGAAGTTAGGCGCTGTTTTAGACACATTTTCTGTGACAACGAGCGTTGGTGAGGTTACAGTAACGACATGAGCTTTACCTACGCAACATTAAAGACAGCGATTCAAGATTATCTTGAGGTTTCTGAGTCTACTTTTACGACACAATTACCGACATTTATCAAAGAG